ACCCAGAAGATAAAATGACGAGACACTAATGGTCAAAAAGAAAAAGAAGTACAACTATTACAAACTGGACGTTGGCTTTTATCCTGATGTAATGAAGCTGTGTTTTGACAACAGCGTATTCCAGCAAATCCTTAAAGACCATGACGTTACACTCAAGGCCAGTGCTTTAGATACCGGTGTGGCCGAGACACACCAGATTGGTGATGGCAAAGACGGCATTATCATTTTGGTATTTAACATCGAAGAGATTGGTGATGAGCTTTCTGATATTGCCGATACCATTTCGCATGAAGTATCACACGCGATTGACCATCTTGCCGAGTACATCGGTGAAGAAGATAATTTTGTAAACGAAACCCGCGCCTATCTTACTGGCCATTTAGTTAAACAAATCTTTAAAATTTATTTCCACGAAAAGGAAAAAAATGTTAGAAAAGCAAATCGAATCAAGGCTAAACAAGATGGTAAAAGCACAAGGCGGAATGAGCCTGAAGTTTATATCAACCGTGACGGGGGTGCCGGATCGCATAGTCCTGCTGAACTCGATGCTCTACTTCGTGGAGTTGAAGACGACGACCGGAAAGATCAGCAAACGCCAAGAAATAGTGTTTGAGCAATTAAAACAACAAGGCTTTCCCGTTACCATTATTAGAACAATAGACGATATAGAAGAATTTATTTGTGAAGCGATCCGATCTGCATGCATACCAACAGTCACTAATCTTAGCGGCAAAAAACATTCCGAACCTAGGCCTATTTCTACCACCGGGTTTGGGGAAGACGACGACATCATTGACGATACTGGCGGAGCAGTTTGATGGCACTACACTTATTATTGCCCCTAAACGTGTTGCTGAAACTGTATGGACTACGGAGGCAGCTAAATGGGACCATTTGAAACACCTCAAAATCAACAAAGTGATGGGGACTCCTGCCCAGAGATTGGCTGCACTCAAGAGCAGTGGGAACATTTATGTAGTGAACTTAGAGAACTTGGTATGGCTGTTGGAGAATTTAGAGAAGCCATTCAACAATCTGATCATCGACGAATCGAGTCGCTTCAAAGACCCATCGACAAAACGTTTCAAAGCGCTGAAGAAGCACTTAAAAAACTTCAAGCGTCGTATTATCCTTACTGGTACGCCAACCCCACAAGGAATGGCGGATCTATGGTCACAGATTGGCATCTTGGATTTAGGGGAGCGTCTGGAAACAAGCCTGACGAAATTTAGAGATAAGTATATGATGCCGGATCAAATGAACCGGCAGACTCGCGTAGTATATAGTTGGAAATTAAAAAGTGGATGTGATGAAGTTATTAAAAATAAGATTTCAGATATTTGTTTTAGTCTTAAGGCTGAAGATTATTTGCAATTACCTACGCTTACATCGCTGTATCATAAAATTGAAATCGAAAATGGCATCAAAATAAAATATGATCAACTTAGAAAAGACATGGTCACTGACCTCGGTAAAGGGCAAATCACAGCTCCGACAGCGGCGACACTGGCGGGCAAGTTACTCCAATTCACCAGCGGCGCAATTTATGGCGAAGATGGAGAGACGCAGGAAATACACCGCGCTAAATTGGAACGTCTTGAGTCGATCATGGAAGAGTCTTCCTCACCAACGTTGGTGTTCTACCACTTCAAACACAGCCTTAACCGATTACGTCTTCAATTCCCGCAGGCTGTGGTGCTGGACGATGACAACATTGAAGCGTGGCGTCGCGGCGAGATTCGTATGCTCCTTGCCCATCCCCAATCTGGGGGAATCGGCCTCAATCTACAGTGCAACGTTGGTGACACTGCACAAACGGTGTGGTTCGACCTCCCATGGTCTTCGGAAAACTACATCCAAGCCAACGCACGTATTTACCGCCAAGGGCAAGAAAAACCGGTTATTATACACCATCTAGTTTTGTCTAATAGCATTGACGAACAGGTTATTAAGGTTTTAGAGGGCAAAATAAATTTGCAAGAAGCCCTTTTAGATGCCCTAATTTTGCATTAATATAAGCATGACCGAACAAAACCTATTAGACCTGCTTAAAGGCGTTGTAGCCTTAGCTACCCCGCTGAATTCTAACGGGGTAAACATTACTAATCTGGACACCCCAATCGCGGATACAGGCTTGGATAGCCTCGATTTATTAATGGTAGGCATTTACCTTAGCGACATCTATGGCGTACCAGAAGAGATTGCTAAAACCATGCAGCCCGTAACGGTGCGCGATATGTTTGAGTTTATGTTTGAGCATAAAACCAAAGAACCCGCTAGTGTGGAGGAAGCTCTGCGTGATATATCTAACTGATTACCGCACAGTTTGTACTGAGAATGTTCATTTATTGGATGATTTAGAGTACCCGCAACGTGTTCATTGGTTTCCCGAAAGTTATGCCAAAGTGGCTTCTGGCTTTGCTTATGCGCCGCACATTGTGGCCAATAAATTGTTAGAACCCGCTTTGGTTGAAAGCATTAAAAACCGTGGCGGCCGCACTGCTTTTATATTGGCAGCGGGTAATAGCCATTTTGCGGGTATCAACAAAGACGTACCTAAAACGCAATTAAGCTATACCTATAAATTTGCACACCTGACTTTGACGCAAGTTTACGCAGGCACACTGGCCAGAATGTTTGGTGCTGAAGATATGGTGATTACTGATGCCAGTGCTTGTGCATCTAGTTTAAAAGTTATGATGGACGTGCAAATGCTCTTTGCGATGTATCGCTTTGATCGCGTTATAGTTTTATCAGTCGAGGACCAAGTTACCAACACCGTACTTAAATTCTTTGGCGAATCTAAAGCTGTATTAACCAAAGAGCAAGACGATACTGGCATTTTGCCGTCTGCTTTTGATGGTGTTAATTATGGATTCCATATTGGCCAAGGCGCGGTATTGGCAGTATTTGAAAACGAAAGCCACGCAAGCAATCCAGCAGCTCGTTTGGTAAGCTCGTACAACGCATCAGAAAAAGCTACCAATGCAATTGGGCAGCGTGAAGATGGTGAAGGGTTTATTAAAGCAGCTCATGGTGCGTTACGCCACGCCAATCTAAGTTCACGCCATATTGATGTAGTAAAAACACATGGCACTGGCACGCATTCAAACAACGCGTCTGAGCGTAATGCGCTTAATACTTTGTTTGATCATCATTTTGTTGCCACAGCGTTTAAACCGACGATTGGCCACACCATGGGCGCGTCGGGTTTGCTAGAGACTTGTTTGTTACTAGACAGTATGAAAAAAGGTTTAGTACCAGCAATCGCCAATCGGACACGTCGCGATCATCAGTACTTATCTTATCCGTTAGAGACAACAGGGCAGCACACAATTTTAAGTTTAGCCGCCGGTATGGGGAACATTTATTCAGCGGCAATTTTTGACACACAAGTATGAAAATAAGAACAAAAACAAAATACAAAATCAGTGCTGTGGCGCCCAGATTATCCGATGAAGACGTTGACCCGTTAGAGAAAGACGATCCACCTCCTGAAAGTAATCCATGGATGGCGGAAGATTGGTTGCCTTGGGATGCAGATGATGTTGCAGACATTCGCAGATTAATTGCCAGTCGTTTGTGCCCAAAAGAACAGTTTATTTTAGAATCATTTTTAGACGGATTAAACTACAAAGATATCAACGTAACGGAAAAATACTGGCGCTATCATTTTAGTAAAGGTGTTGAGTTTATCAAGAAGGAATTAAAGTTGTGAGCACATTTATAGTAGAGCGCATATACAAGGGCTATCCAATATTTGAGACAATTACGGGTGTTGAAGATATCGATATGAGCATGTATAATGACATTCAAACATTATGGGTTTGCGAAACTAAAGAAGAAGTACTGGCAGTGGAAAGCGAGCTAAGGAGAAAACATGCACGACGCAGTGAACAAGCCTAAGCACTACACTAGCCATCCATCAGGAATTGATTGCATTCAAATTACTGAGCATATGGGTTTTAATTTAGGCAACGCCATCAAATATATTTGGCGCGCGGATTTAAAAAATGATGCCATGGAAGATTTGCGCAAAGCGCGTTGGTATATTGAACGAGAAATCCAAAAAAGAACTAACCACGAACAGGAGTGCGGCAAGTGAAAATTGAAATTGATGATGATTGCGTAGAATCAATCATCGGAGCTGCGTTGGTAAATACTTATATTTGGCTGACAGAAGATTTAAAAACAGCCAAGAAAAACCCATTAGTGTATCATGAAGATGATATAGAAGTGTGGGAAAAACTCATACCAGCTTTAGAAATTGTGGCAGAATGGTATGTGTATAACTTTAAAGCAGAAGTTAAAAAAGCAAGGAAGGCAATGAAATGAACGAATTTATATTTGTTGCAATTATGTGCATTGGTGTTAAATGCGATTTTTTAACAAGCTCACAACCAATCACTGAAAAAGAATGCTTAATGACTAAACAACAATTTGAGTCTTTGCCATTTAAACCCGAAGTCACTGTGGCCGCAGCGCAGTGTTCTAAAATTAAATTGCCGGAGTACATGTGAAATTTTTTAGCGAATACGATCGTTTTGATTTAGAGCAAGACATCATCAAACTATGGGAAACCAATGAAGCGATTGCCGAATTGATTCGCCAACATTTAGACCGCCCAGTAAAGGGCTTTGATGAAGACGAATTAGCAAACCGTTTACAAGGCATCGAGTATGTCAACGATTTAAAAATCCAGCGCCTATGGGATGGCTTCGAGATGATGATTAAGAATGGCGCATTTACGAATAAGTATGCAGTACCCGATTCAGATGTAACAATTAAACCAAAGAAGAAAGGAAGTAAAAATGACTGATACAGTCGACACTCAAGCAACTCCAGTAGATCCATTAGCAGACAAGATTATGACATTGAAGTTTTCAGTAGGTGATATCAATGGCATTTTGAATGCGCTAAACCAACCATTCCAAACCCCCACTGTTTTGTTGGCAAACATTATTGCCGCAATTCAATCACAATGCGGGCCACAGATTGATGCGTTAAACGCTAATGCAGCAACGGAGACTCCAGCTAATGAACCTCAAGCAACTGCTTAAACGCGCCGGTGTCAGCAATGACATCATCGCGGAGGTAGAGCGTAAAGCTAAACGCACAACGGCAGAGCAGGAAATTGAGCATCAGGAAAAGGCAGCAGCTATGGCCAAAATGATGCTCAATGACGTTATGCCCCATTTGCGTAGCGCTTTGGAAAAGGCGCCACCCTCTAAACCAAAGAAAACAATCATCATTCCAGACTAGGGCGGATTCTTACCCTATTTTGCATTAATATAAATAGGGTAAGTAGAATAAGTCGGGAGACTCTTTGAACGCCCTTTTAGTTAAATGGTATAACGCTAGATTTGTAATCTTGAATTGTTAGTTCGATTCTATCAAAGGGCACCACAATGGCAACCAAACCCGGCTTATATGCCAACATCCAAAAAAAGAGAGAACGCATAGCAGAAGGCTCAGGCGAAAAAATGAGAAAGGTTGGCACTAAAGGCGCTCCTACTAAGCAAGCATTTATTGAATCAGCCAAAACTGCGAAGAAAAAATGAAAGACTTTAAACAAAACACCAAGATGTCTTGTGAAGGCAACCACTACAAAAAAGGTGGCAAGGTTAAAAAAATGGCGAATGGTGGAGACACCGGCGTTAATGATTGGTATAATTCAAATCCAGCAAAAATGCCCAGTGGAGATTATAGTAAACCAAATACAATGAATGTTGATGGTAAAGCAGTTGAATTAAACGCCGAAAAAATGCCCACAATAGCTCCAAGATCAAATTTAAATAGACAAAATGATTTAGTTTATCGCCCCGGCCCCGGCGATGATTACAAAAATTATAAACGCGGTATAAAAACCGGCGGTAAAGTTACTAAAAAGAAAAAGTAATGGCAACTAAGAAAAAAACCCCGTCTCTGGCAATTGGTCGCGGCGAAAAGCTCCCAGTATCTAAAGGTGCTGGACTAACGGCCAAAGGTCGTGCCAAATACAATGCAGCAACCGGATCGCATTTGAAAGCACCACAGCCTGAAGG